CGGTGATGGATGAGAGGGCAGAGAGGATGGAGTCAATGGTGGAGGAGGGGATCTCTCCGATGTTGAGAGCGACTTTGAGGGCGGGAGGGGCGTGGCGGCAGAAGAAGTCGAAGCAGGCGGACTGAAAGGTGACGTGAGAGAGAGGAAGCAGGTTCCACATGGACTGACCTAGGGAGTGGCCGACTGAGAATTCGGTCAAGTAACTGACGAGCTTGTCTGGGATAGTGCTGTCATCAATGGCCATGGCAAGTTTTGTGAAGAGGGCGAGGGGTGAGCGGCAAGCTCCAGACGGACCGACGAAGTAGCCACAAAAGAGGGCGTACTTGTCTATCTCGATCTTGAAGCGGAGAGAAAGAAGGGGCTGAATGGACGGCCAGGCTTGGTTGAGGGGGGGAATGGAGTCGATGAGGGAGTCGTCGCCGCTGACCATTACGGCTTCGGAGGTGATGTTGTACTGGGTGAAGAGGACAGCGAGGTTGTAATCAGTGTTGTCGTCGTAAGTTCCAGGTTCTCCGGTGAGGCGCATGCAGGTGAGAGGGCCGAATTGGGTGTCAACGTTGGTCTTGAGGTGGACGTGGAGGTCGATGAGGGCTTGCGGGATGGAGAGTCGGTGCATTTTGAGGCGTTCGAGAACTACAGCTTCTCCATGTTGGGATTGGTCAAAGGCGGTGTAGTCATTGGCGAGGTGGGGTTGATCAGTGAGGTGGTCTTGGCACCACTGTGAGAGCTCGAAAGGGGTGTGTCCGGCATGGACATAGATGTTGGAGGGACGATCCTGATTGTCGAAGATGCGCTGGTATTTCTTGACTGGTCCCAGAAGGAGGATGACTGCATCATGCATGAGGGCGAGGGTCTGGCAGGCTTTCCAATTTCCGAAGATGGAGTTGTCATTTGTCTTGTGCTGGGTCTTGGAAAAGATTCGGACAGCTGACCAGCGCCAGTCTGGGTCCGAGCGATTAGCGTTTGCCATGATAACTGACTGGGTCTTGGATGACAGCTGGCAAAATTCGTTGGCGTTGATGCATTCGATAAAAAGAGCCTCGTCGAACGGCACTTCTGCAAGTGGGGAGCGGTGATAGGCCCTGCACAGAGACTGGAAAAGAACGGCTCCAAGAATCTCATCCTTTGGGGAAATGGAGTACGGAGCAGGGGAAGGTCGAAAACGAAGGCGTTTTGGGATGGATGCGGGAAGTAAGGTGGGATCAGATTTCT